CGGGTGACCATAACAAGAAAGATAATCAAATCTTAATTGGTCTGCCATTATAAACAATATATTTTTTATTTTATTCATTATCTATTAAACATTTGCTTGAAACCATTAGTAGATGCTTCCAATGATACTGAGTATATGATAAGATCAGAGGACATACTTACAATTGCTGATCCTACACCAGAAGTAATTGCAAAATATTTAGAACTTACTTCATGAGATTTTATACAAACGTCCAAATGGTTGGTGACAACTTTCTTGTTCGTGGTTACGAAGATGGTAAACACTTTGCAACCCGTGAGAAGTTTTATCCAACTCTTTTTGTTGACTCCAAACGTAAATCAAAGTATAGAACACTTGATGGTAAATATGTAGAATCAGTTGAACCTGGCACGGTAAGGGATTGTCGTGACTTTATTAAAAAATATAATGAGATTGAAAACTTTAACATCTATGGTAATGAAAGATTTATCTATCAATACATTTCAGAAAAATACCCAGAGGTTGAAGTTAAGTTTGATATTGAACAAATTAAATTAACCACAATTGACATTGAGGTTAAATCAGAACTTGGATTCCCTGACGTAGAATCTTGTGCAGAAGAAATACTCTTAATTACTTTACAAGATTATACCACAAAACAGATTCGCACTTGGGGTCTTGGTGCATTTAATAATAAACAAGAGAATGTAATATACAAATCATTCAAGACAGAGTATGAACTTCTCAATGATTTTATTAACTGGTGGATGATTGAAGATAATACACCAGAAGTTATTACTGGTTGGAACAGTAAGTTATATGATATTCCATATCTTTGTCGTCGTATTGACAGGATACTTGGTGAAAAACTAAAGAAAAGAATGTCACCTTGGGGATTAGTAACAGAAGAAGAAACATTTATTGCAGGTCGTAAACATATTTCATATGATATTGGTGGTGTATCTCAGTTAGATTATCTTGATTTGTATAAGAAGTTTACTTATAAGGCACAAGAATCATATCGATTGGATTATATCGCAAGTGTTGAACTTGGACAAAAGAAACTTGACCACTCAGAATACGACACATTCAAAGACTTCTATACAAAAGGTTGGCAAAAGTTTGTAGAATACAACATCATTGACGTAGAATTAGTTGACCGTCTTGAGGATAAGATGAAGTTGATTGAACTTGCATTAACGATGGCATATGATGCAAAGGTCAACTATGAAGATGTGTTTTATCAGGTAAGAATGTGGGACACAATTATCTACAATTATTTAAAGAGAAGAAACATTGTCATACCACCAAAGAATCGTTCAGATAAATCTGATAAGTATGCAGGTGCATATGTAAAAGAACCAATACCTGGCAAGTATGATTGGGTTGTATCTTTTGACTTGAATAGTCTATATCCACACTTGATCATGCAGTATAATATATCACCAGAAACTCTTGTTGAAACGAGACATCCATCAGTTACTGTTGATAAGATACTTAATCAAGAACTCACATTTGAAATGTACAAAGACAATGCTGTTTGTGCAAATGGTGCAATGTTCAGCAAAGATTTTCGTGGATTCTTACCAGAGTTAATGGATAAGATGTATGGAGATCGTGTGGTCTTCAAAAAGAAAATGATCGAGGCAAAGAAAGCTTATGAAAAGACACCAACAAAAGCATTGGAGAAAGAGATTGCAAGATGCAACAACATCCAAATGGCGAAAAAGATATCTCTTAATTCTGCTTATGGTGCTATCGGCAATCAGTACTTCCGCTATTATAAATTAGCAAATGCAGAAGCAATCACATTGTCAGGACAAGTCTCTATCAGATGGATAGAGAACAAAATGAATGACTATCTAAATAAATTATTAAAAACAGAAGATATTGATTATGTTATTGCATCAGATACAGACTCTATATACATCAATTTTGGTCCTCTTGTTGATAAATTTTTTAATAGTAAGATTGACAATAAAGCTAAGATTGTTTCCCTTTTGGACAAAGTGTGCCAAGACAAACTGGAGCCATTTATTGATAAATCATATCAAGAGTTGGCAACTTATGTAAATGCTTATGATCAGAAGATGTTCATGAAGAGAGAGAACATTGCTGACAGAGGTATATGGACTGCTAAGAAAAGATATATTCTAAATGTTTGGGATAGTGAAGGAGTAAGATATGAAGAACCTAAACTTAAGATGATGGGTATTGAAGCTGTTAAGTCTTCAACACCTGCACCATGCAGAAAGATGATTAAGGATGCCCTTAATATTATGATGAGTGGAACTGAAGAAGATGTTATCAAGTTTATTGATGACTCTAGAGTTCAGTTCAAGAAGATGCCACCAGAAGATATTGCCTTTCCTAGAACAGTATCTAATGTAAACAAACATAAATCAACTTCTAGCATATATGCTAAAGGAACTCCTATTCATGCAAGAGGTGCTCTTTTATACAATCATCATATTAAAGATAAGAAACTAGACAATAAATACTCCTTAATCAACAATGGTGAAAAGATCAAGTTCTGTTATTTGAAAAAACCTAATTGGATTCATGAGAATGTTATATCATTCATTTCAGACTTTCCTACTGAACTAGACCTTGACAAGAGCATAGATTATGAACTACAATTTGAGAAAGCGTTTCTTGAACCTGTTAAGGTCATACTTGACGCCATAGGATGGAATGTTGAAAAAGTAGTTAACCTAGAATTATTCTTCTCATGAAAGACCAAAACTCAATAGATGTGCCTGAGACACCATCTCAGAAATATGAAAGAGCATTAGACTTATTCACAGAGTCAGTTCTTAAACCAGATCATGATCTTCGTGGTTGTGCACACAATCAAGGTTGTTATGATGAACTCATGGAAATTAGAGAACATGTAATAAATTATCTCAAGACTCTTAAAGAAGTTACTCATCATACAAATGCAGATGAGAGTGATGAAATTGAAACACAGAAACTAACAGATACAAAAGCATTATCTAAATGGAGGTAGAATGTTTTTTGAAAAAGTGAGTCTTGTCACTGGAGGATTTGATCCTATTCACAGTGGTCATATATCATACTTTAAGAGAGCAAAAGATCTCTCTAATTATCTTATAGTAGGTCTTAATACTGAAGAATGGTTAACAAGAAAGAAAGGACAATACTTTCAATCATGGAAAGAGAGAGCAGAAATCATAAGACATTTGAATATGGTTGATGCTGTGATATCATGGGATGATAGTGATGATACTGCCAAGGGTGCAATTAGAAAATGTTTAGAGATATCTAAGCAAGTTATTTTTTGTAATGGTGGTGATAGAGGATCAAGTAATACTCCAGAAGTTATGGGGTTTGCTAATCATGAAAATGTAGTATTCAAATATGGTGTTGGTGGTGAAGATAAAATGAATAGTAGTTCATGGATTCTTCATGGATACTTTGAAAGACAAAAAAAATTATTAGGCATTTGAAATGGATTTTTTAAAAGAAATTGTAAAAGAGATAGGAGATGACTTCACACAACTTGCATCAGATATTGATGAAACTGAAAGATATGTGGACACAGGTTCGTACATTTTTAATGGGCTTATATCAGGCAGTATATTTGGCGGTGTATCTAATAATAAAATTACCGCCATTGCTGGTGAAAGCTCTACTGGAAAGACTTTTTTCTCCCTCGCAGTGGTTAAGAACTTCCTTGATTCTAATCCTGATAGTTATTGTCTCTATTTTGACACTGAAGCCGCAGTTAATAAAGGATTACTTGAGTCTCGTGGGATTGACCTAAAAAGGTTAGTTGTTGTTAATGTAGTGACAATTGAAGAGTTTAGAACTAAGGCACTTAAGGCAGTAGATATATATCTTAAAACACCCATAGATGAACGCAAACAATGTATGTTTGTGTTAGACTCTTTGGGAATGCTTTCTACAGAGAAAGAAATTAGAGATGCATTAGATGATAAACAGGTAAGAGATATGACCAAATCTCAACTTGTTAAAGGTGCATTCAGAATGTTAACCCTAAAACTTGGACAAGCAAATGTTCCCCTCATTGTCACAAATCATACATACGATGTCATTGGAAGTTACGTACCAACGAAAGAAATGGGTGGGGGTTCTGGACTCAAGTATGCAGCGAGTACAATCATCTATCTCAGCAAGGCAAAAGAGAAAGATGGAAAAGAAGTCATTGGAAATATTATCAAGGCAAAGACTCACAAATCAAGGTTAAGTAAAGAGAATAAAGAAGTAAAGATCAGACTCTATTATGATGAGAGAGGACTTGACAAATACTATGGTCTTCTAGAACTAGGAGAGATAGGTGGACTATGGAAGAATGTAGCAGGTAGATATGAGATCAATGGTAAGAAAGTTTATGGTAAACAAATACTTGCTAATCCAGATGATTACTTTACTCCAGAAGTTATGCAAGCTCTAGAAGAGACTGCAAATAGGGAGTTTAGTTATGGAACAAATTGAGTTTTTAATTCTAAAAAATCTAATACACAATGAAAAGTATTTAAGAAAATCAATACCTTTCATCAAGTCTGAGTATTTTGAAGATCCTCATCAGAAGATGGTGTATGAAGAGATATTTTCTTTTGTAGAAAAGTATAATGAACTGCCTACAAAAGAAGTATTAACTATTGAAGTTGAGAAGAGAGATGATATAAATGAGGATTCATTTAAAAGTGTTACTCATTTAATTAGTTGTCTTGATGAAAGTCCTGTAGAGAATGAATGGTTAATTGATACTACAGAAAAGTGGTGCAGAGACAGAGCTATATACTTAGCATTGTTAGACTCTATTGCAATAGCTGATGGAAAAGATGACAAAAAAGGAAGGGATGCTATTCCTTCTATTCTCTCTGATGCTTTGGCTGTTTCTTTCGATAATCATATAGGACATGATTATCTTCAAGATTATGAGGAAAGGTATGAATTCTATCACCAAAAAGAAGAGAAGATCCCATTTGACTTGGAGTTCTTTAACAAGATCACAAAGGGTGGTCTCCCAAATAAAACTCTTAACATTGCTCTTGCGGGCACTGGTGTGGGGAAGTCTTTGTTCATGTGCCATGTTGCTAGTGCATCTTTACTCCAAGATAAGAATGTACTTTATATCACTATGGAGATGGCAGAAGAGAAGATAGCAGAAAGAATAGATGCAAACTTATTGAATGTTGGAATACAAGATATTGTAGATTTACCTAAACCTATGTTCTCTACTAAGGTAAACAATATTACCAAGAAGACAATGGGTACTTTGATAGTTAAAGAATATCCTACTGCATCTGCACATAGTGGACATTTTAAAGCATTATTGACTGAGTTATCATTGAAAAAATCTTTCAAACCTGATATAATATTTGTAGATTATCTTAATATTTGTGCCTCATCTAGATACAGAGCTAATGCTAATGTCAACTCTTACTCGTATATCAAAGCGATTGCTGAAGAACTTAGAGGATTGGCAGTTGAAACCAATGTTCCCATTGTCTCAGCTACTCAAACTACTCGTTCTGGGTATGGTAGCAGTGACGTTGAGCTTACTGACACAAGTGAGTCCTTTGGTTTACCTGCTACTGCTGACCTTATGTTTGCCCTTATTTCCACAGAAGAACTAGAAGGTCTAAATCAGATATTAGTAAAACAATTAAAGAATAGATATAATGATCCCACAATCTACAAGAGATTTGTAATAGGAATTGATAGAGCAAAGATGAGATTATATGATTGTGAACAGAGTGCTCAGAATGATCTGATTGACACTAACCAAGAAGAAGAGTATACTAAAGATGATAAGTTTAAACCAAAGTCAACATTTGCTGACTTTAAGTTCTAAATAATAAAGAAAAAATTAAGAAATAGACATGGCACTTTCATACTATAAAGAAACACTGAGAGAAACTGCACGCAAATTAGCAACACCTGGTAAAGGTATACTTGCAGTTGATGAATCTACAAACACATGTGGAAAAAGATTAGCTAGCATTGGAGTAGAAAATACAGAGGAAAATCGTCAAGCATACAGAGGTATGTTATTCACCACAAAAGATTTAGGAAAGTATATTAGTGGAGCAATATTATTTGAGGAAACATTATATCAAGACCATAAAGATGGTGAATCAATGGTTGATAAACTAGAAAAGCAAGGAATTATACCTGGTATTAAAGTTGATAAAGG